GCCGACGATATCAGCAATAGTTCGGATGCCCTGAGAAAACTCACATGGAAAGTGAGCATGGGTATGGAACTTAACGAAAGTGATCAGACGCTTTTCCAGACATCCATTGACAGCATGATTCAAAACAGCATTGCCCTGGTCGAACAGGCCCGGTATACGGCGCACCTTAACGTTAATACCCTGTTTGGCGGAGAAAGTCAAACCGGTAATGAGCTGATTACCGGATTTGATGCTCTGTATGAGGGTATTAACGAACAGGTAAAAATAAAAGGGATGCAACTGGGTGCGGTTTATAAAAATGCCATGGAGGATGGAATCATTGATTCCCGTGAAGCTAAGATTATACAGGAACTACAGGCAGAGCTGGCAAGGATAACGGATCAGGTTGCACAGTCTCAACTGGATGCCAGGCTTGAACGCATTCACCTGCAGTACAGCGGCAAGGACCTGGACAAGGAAACATTCCAGAACCTCCAGAAGGAAATCCAAAGCCAGATTACAGAGGCATCAGCATCAGCAGGCCAATCTTACGAATACAGCCTGGGGGCACTTAAACTCCAATTGGATCGCAGCCAATCGGGGGAAATCACTGCCGGTGATGCGGCATATCTGACGCAAACGATGTATGACAGCCTAAAAAGGGAGCTGGATGCCGGACTGCTTGAACGTCAGATGGAGCTTGAACTAAAAGGCATCAATTTCCAGACACAGACGATTGCAGATGCATTTTCGGAAGACCTAAGCGAGATAACCCCGCAAATGGGTAAAAACCTTAATCTGGCAATGGAAGAGACCTTAAAATATATCAACTGGTCCGGGAATGCCGCAAATGGCTGGACGTATGACCAGGTTGCACAATGGCTGGATATTGACGGGCTGGACAAAGCGACAAGAGATGCACTAAAAGAATTATGGTCGAATATGGAACCGGAATTTAATAATCTGCTGGCAATGAAAAACCAATATGAAGCAGTAGGGAAAGAAGTACCTGAATCGGTAAAAAAAGGTATCAATGATGCTGCTGCTATCGGGATTCTTGCCGGAAGTGCAGATGCATTGTGGTCAGCCATGGGAAGTACTGCCGAGTCAAGCCCACAGTTCCAGGAAGTACTTGCCACAATGCATAACAACGGAGTCCTCATGCCTGACGGGGTGGCAAAGGGAATTAAAGATAATACGGATACGGTAAAGCAAGGCATTAACTCTTTGTATTTAGAGACTAATTCATATCTTAAACAGAAATTCAATTCATTTACAATTGATTCAACAGTGAATGTAAACTATTCCGTTCAAGGATCCTCTCTCCCTTTCTCTGTCAGGGGGGCAGCCGAACATGCAGACGGCGGCATCTTCCAGAATCCTCACCTCGGCTGGGTTGCAGAAGCCGGATATCCGGAAGCAATTATTCCCCTTGACGGGTCCCGAAATGCTGTCAGTATCTGGGAAGAAGCGGGAGAACGCCTGGGGATATTTGACAAAGGCACGAACAATTCCATGGCCTCACAATCATCGGCAGCAGGAGCGCAAAACAGAGATGAAAGCAGGATCACATATGCTCCCGTGTTCAATGTCCCGGCAGGGAGTGAAGGCAGGATTAAAGAGATTGCGGAAAATGAATATCAGAAATTTGAACAATTCATGAAACAATTTCAGCGTGACAATAAAAGACTGGCATTTTAAGGGGTGATGACAATGAAGACCTATACAACGGTGAGCGGCCAAACCTGGGACCAGATTGCCTATGAGAATTATGGTGAGGAAAAATATTGCGGATATCTCATGGATGCCAACCGGGACAAATTGGATTACTTTGTATTTCCTGATGGAGTGATTCTTAAGCTGCCGGATAAAGATGATTTGATATCCACATCGGTTCCAAGTGATTATCCAACATGGAGGGCGCAACTAAATGGCTAAAGCAAGATATGTAGAATGCAGCGTTTTGTATGATGGTCAGGAAGCAGGATTATCCGCCAGACTTATGAGTTTGAATTACACAGACAATTCTTCTGGCGTATCAGATGAAATTGTATTGACTTTTGAAGGCCGCGATGCAGACTGGCTGAGGAATGACTTTGTACCGGAAAAGGAGCACGATCTGGATGTGACGTTCTTCCTCAACAACTGGCTTAAGGATGGAGATCGTCTGCCCTATCACTGCGGCAACTTTACCCTTGATGATCTGACTTATTCCGGAAGCCCCAGGCAGTGTGTTATTCGTGGTGTATCAGTACCGGCGGCCCAATCGTTTCAGACAGACCCATTATCAAAAACATGGAAACAAGTAACATTACGGCAGATTGCCGAGGAAATGATGGTAAAATACAGTATGGCAGACCTGTACTACTGGGCCGGCGAGCCGGTCATTGAAACGGTCGAGCAGGACAAACAGACAGACAGTCAATTTTTATACGATATCTGCGAGAAGCAGGGAAACTTCCTGAAAATCTACAAAAAGGCCCTCGTTATCTTTGATAAGGCGTTATATGAGCCACGTGGTATCACTGGTTATTTTACAGAAACGGACTTTGCCGAAAGCTGGTCATGGAACAGCACCTTGAATGGAACTTACACCGGAGCCACCATATCATATACCGGTCCTAAGCCGGAAAAAAGGAAAAAGGGTGTAAAACAGCAGGTCATTGAAGTTACGGTAGGGGAGGGGCCGAGACTGTTGCATCTTAATGAAAAGGCGGAGAACGAAGGTGAGGCACAGAGGATTGCAAAAGCAAGAATCAATGCAGAGAATGAGAAAGCAGTGACTTTATCGTTTTCGGCTATGGGAAACCCGAATATCGTTGCTACCTGCAATATCGAAGTAATTGGAATGGGGCGATGCAATGGAAAGTATTTTGTCGATAAGGTGACACATCGAATCACCGGAGGTAACCAATACACAATGGATGTTTCCGGGTATCGAATTTTTGACAGATTATAGTACTGTAAAAGGAGTGATAATTTGAGTGACAGCGGCATAAGACTTGGCTTTGTCAGTTCGTATAATGCGGCGACTGGAATGGCATCCATCTATTATCCGGACAGAAACCATCAGGTTACAAGTGAACTTCCGGTATATTCCCCTTTTGGATTGCTGCAAAAGCTGAACAAAGATGATCCTGTCTATGTGCTCCACCTTGGCAGCGGGACAGAAACAGGAGTTGTACTTGGCGGCTACTCAGTAGACGGGGATGTGCCGGCGGCAGAAATTTCTACCGACGGCAGCAACCTGATCCTGAAGGATTCTGCCAATACCACAACCCTGGGAAACATCCTGGCAAGATTGGCCGCCATAGAGAGCCGGCTCACGGTTGTAGAGGGGAAGGTATAACATGGCGAAAATAGGAAACTGGGGCAGCGGGATAAAATTTCAGACCAGCGATCAAAAGATCCTGACGTTCACGAACTTCAAGAGAAAACTGTCTGTCCGGACAAGTAAGCACAACATGGTCAACGGAAAGCCAAAGATAGAATTCCATGGGGAGGATCTCCAGAGTATTACCTTCACGATAGAACTGAATGCGATGCTTGGAGTGAAGCCAAAAACGGTTGAAAAGAAATTGATAAACCAGATGAATGAGGGGACGGTGGCCCCGCTGGTAATCGGTGGCAGAAGTATTTGCCGGAAAGCAATGCTGACAGGAGTAAGCAGCTCTTACAACGTGGTTCTGGCAAAAGGCGAGATCCTCTCCATGAACATTGATGTAACTATGACAGAGTACAACTAAGGGGGAAGATATGGAATTGAATTTTATGTCTGAAAACAATTCACAGAAGATGCAGGACATCATTCGGTGCTTAACGAATCTCTTAAGCATTCCCAGCGGATCCATCCCCCTGTCCAGAAGGTTGGGGCTGGACTGGGCAAACCTGTCAAAGATACCGCAGGATATGGAGAATGATATCGCTACTGATATTGTAGGAAAAGTGGATGAGTTTGAACCAAGGGTTTCCGTCAGCGAAGTCACATTTTCTTACGACGAGGATGGAATGGCAACGGCAAATATTTTATTAGAAGAAGGTGATGAGTTTGGCGATTAATAATAATCTAAGACCGATCGAAGAGTACCCGGATATCAGTTTTATTGAAAACTACACAATGGAGCAGCTGGCGGCAGATATGGTCCAGTGGTTTAAGGACAAGAGAAAGGAACTGACCGGGGAAGATATTGTACTGGGAAAAGCGGACGACAGAAGGATTATCCTTTTGACGGGCGCTTATTTTATTTATCAGGGCTATATGTATACGGACGATGCCGGCAAGATGGGACTGCTTAAGTACAGCAGGTCCGATTATCTTGAAAACTTGGGAGCCCTAAAACACATCTACCGGAAGGAGGCAGCCGGCGCAACGACAACAATCCGGTTTAGCATGAACACTGCCAGAAATACCACTACCGGGATACCGCGGGGGACCAGGCTGACCGCCGGTGATGGTGTGTATTTTTCTACAGAGAAATACGGAGAAATTGTGATCGGGGAAACACAGGTTGATATTTCAGCGCTTTGCACGGTTGCCGGTGCTGCGGGAAACAATTATGACATTGGCGATATCAAGACAATTGTGGACCCGGTTCCCTTCATCGACGGCGCAATGAATATCACGAAGCCAGAGAACGGCGCGGACGTGGAAAGCGACGATTCCCTGCGGCAGAGAATCTATATCGCACCAGCATCCTACAGTACAGCCGGATCCATTGATTCCTATGAGTATTTCGTAAGAGAATACAGCGCAGATATCCTTAATGTACGCGTCATAAGCCCAGAGCCCGGAGTGGTCCGGATCAGCTACTTATTGGACCGTGGTGTAATACCGGGAGAAGAATCTATTACCGGACTACAGGAGTACTTATCCCAGTCCGATATCCGGCCACTTACGGATAAAGTGGAGGTGGTGGCACCAGGAACGGTAGAATATGACCTGAGTATAACTTATTATATCAATCAGAGTGACCAGAACAGGGCAAATGTGATCCAGCAAAAAGTCAATGAAGCGGTCGAAGAATACACCCTCTGGCAGAAAACAGAAATTGGTCGGGATATCAATCCGGATGTACTAATGGAAAAGATAATCAGTGCAGGGGCCAAGAGGGCGGAGATCACAAGCCCGCAATTCACTATTGTAAGTGATACCGCAGTGGCTTCCCTGGTAACGCAGGCAGTAATCTACGGAGGATTAGAATATGATTAAATATTCAGATGCCGAGTTAATCTCTGTACTACCCCCATACATCAAAAACGATGCAGATACCCAGGCGATCAGCTACGCTTTTAAAATGGGAATGGCAAAAACCATACAGTTTTCAAAGCTGACCTCACTGTATGCCAACATCAATGAAGTCAGCGAAGAAATACTGGATCTTATGGCCCTGGAACTTGGAACGCAATACTACGATGGAGACATGAGCGTCAAAACCAAACAAAAGCTGATAAAAAATACATTGGCCTGGTACAAGAAGGCAGGAACACCCAGCGCAGTGGCGGAACTGATAGAAATTGTCTTCGGCGAGGGGGAGATTGTCGAATGGTTTGATTTCACAGAGCCGCCATATACACCAAATACATTTGACATTATCACAAATGCAACTATGACAGAGGAAATGATAGAATACTTTCTTTCTATCATAAGAAAAGTAAAAAATGCACGCTCCCACATTCGTAGAATCCAATCTGTCAGAAGAACGGATACCAAATGGTACGTTGGCAGCGCCGCGGTCAGCATACCGGATAGGCACGCGTTTAATCACCGCCAGATGGATATAGATGTCAACGGCCAGCAATATGGTGCGGCTGGGGCAATATCTTATCCGAAAGTTACAATCGACAATAATAAGATGCTTAAGCCTGCGGAAGTGGCAGGGCAGAATCATGCAGCGAGCGGGTACCGCATGATGTGCAAGACAATTATCATCAACCAAACCATTAAAACAAGAGAAAATCATCAGAGGCAGCAAGCGGCCACTGGTGTTATTTTTTATCCAAAAACCGCAATCAATTAAAGGAGGAATCAGTTATGGCAAATTTTCATTCAGCAGTTTTGACAAAGGATGGAATTGAACTGCTGGCAAAAGCCCAGTCAGGACTAACAGCAATCGAATTTACAAAGACAGCCACCGGTGATGGTGTATATGCAGAGGGAGAATCCCTCATGGAAAAAACGGCACTAAAATCACAGAAGCAGGAATTTCCAATCAATACGCTTTCAATTGTCAATGATGCAACGGTTTATCTAAAATTCATAATTACAAATAAGCAGGAAAGCGGCGATCTGACAGCAGGTTATTATGTGAAGGAGGTTGGTGTCTTTGCGAATGATCCGGATAAGGGAGAAATATTATATTCGATTGCCATTGCCGTTACCGACCAGTGGGATTACCTGCCGGCATATAACTCTCTTTTGCCATCAACCATAACCATGGAATTCTACACAGAAGTGGCTAATGCAGAAACAGTATATATAACCGCCAGCGACGGTGTTTATGTGCTGCAAGAAGATTTTGATCAGACAATTGCACAGATCTATCAGGATATGAATGTGAGCGGCGGGATCTCGCCGGCAGATGATAACATGATTTATTTGGGCAGAGAGTTGACAGAGTTTTCATGGGAGGAATTATCCGATATAGCGAAAGCAGGAACCACAGCAGAACATGACATCCATGTTGGGGATTATAAGACACTTACACTCTCCCATACCGAACGAGATATTACAACAGAGTATCCGATACGTATGCAGGTGGCAGGAATTAATACTTATGCGGCATTTGATTTCAAATCGAATTACCCCAAACATCATATTGATTGGATCTCCATTGAATTGTATCCACCCAATACCTATATTTGGAATGAGAGTGGTAATAATGACTTGGTTACAAGTAATATGCCCTGCCCGATGCACAATTGTATAATGCGCAGTTATTTGGGGCAGATTGCCAGCGATGATTTACCAGATGGATTTAAAGATTTAATTGTTTCAAAATATATGTATATGGAAGAGAAATATGACGAAAAGGATCCTTCATCATTGACATCGGCCACAGGGGCATCGGCTAATACCATTGACTGGTTGTGGCTGCCATCAGAATTTGAGATTTTCGGGACAGTTGCATACGGTTCCATGAGATGGGCATCAATAGGTCAGATTCAGTATCCCCTATTTGCAAATAGTGGTCAGGTGAATAGGATAAAAGCGATAGTTGTTGAAGAGGGGCGTGTAAGTAATGTGCCGTGGTGGACTATGACGATAACAGAAGGAACAACAACAGAAGTAGCTTGCATTACAGAGAACGGAGTCGTTGGTACAGCGAACGTATTAACTAAACTCAACATACCTATTTGTTTTAGGCTATAAAAGGGAGGGTACTTGCAGGAGCAGGTGTCTAATTAAATGAAATCAGTAACCCGCCGTTTATGCGGCTTAACTTACATTAAAAAAGAAAGAGAGGAATTAAATTATGGCAAGTAAACCAAACAAAGCAGAAGTAGGACACGTGGCTCATGGCCCGGGGCATACGGACTGCGAGGCAGAATAAGGAAGGGACAAGGAATAATAACATGAAAAAAGAATATGCAGTATTAACTCAAGCGGCGCTGACTACAGTTGGCGCTTTTTTAAGCGCAAAGCTAGGGATATTATTCCCGGTTCTGTGCATTTTGGCCTGTATGATGATAATGGATTACATATCCGGCATGCTGGCCAGCAAAGCAGAAGCCATCGACCATCCAGGTGATTCCAACTATGGCTGGAGCAGTAAGAAAGGAGCATCGGGAATTATCAAGAAGGTTGCGTACCTGTGCGTCATCGCCGTTGCACTGGTACTGGATTATGTTCTGGTTCAGGTATCGGGCACCCTTGATTTTGATATGCCGCTAAAGGCGTTATTTGGCTTGTTGGTGACCGTTTGGTATCTGCTTAATGAATTGCTGTCCATCATTGAAAACGCTGGCAGAATGGGTGCAAATGTACCGGAATGGCTGCGGAAGTACATAGCTGTGTTACGGGACAAGATTGACA